GGCACGGTGACGTGTTCACCGAAACGCACGAAGGTGGCGATCATCGGCTTTGCCACGTCCAGTCGTGACCTCGCACCGTTCGATGATCCGACGTATGAGATCTGGACGTTGAATCAGTTGTATCGACACGTGCCGAGAGCAACACGACACTTCGACATTCACTGCAACTGGGACGAAGACAACGTCGACGGCACCGATCATCATGGCTGGATTCGTGAGTCACCGGTCCCGGTCTACATGATGGAGACGCACGACGAGTTCCCGAACGCGGTGCGCTATCCCATCGAGCGAGTGATTGACAACGCTGGCATCGACTACTTCACCAGCACCGTCGCGTTTGAAGTCGGCCTAGCGATGGTCGAAGGGTTCCAAGAGATCTCGTTGTATGGCATCGACCTGATTGTTGGCACCGAGTACAGCGTCCAGAAGGCGTGTCTGGAGTTCTGGCTAGGGATGGCACACGCACGTGGCATCAACGTCAGGATTCCCGGCGAGAGTGCGTTGCTCAAGCAGTCGTACCGATACGGCTACGAACGCGAACCAAGCTGGGGTCCGTTGCAGATGACTGAAGTGTCGAGACGCATCGAGTATCTCAGCACTGAACGCAACAAGAAGATGGCGTTGATCAATGCGCTCGACGGTGCACTGGCTGAAGACGAGCGGTGGTATATCCGGAAGATGCACGACCTGACACCGGAGGAACGCATGAAGGCGTTGACCGAACAGCGCGGTGAAGCGATGGCGTCATTGGCAACGATTGACGGTGCGATACAGGAGACAACGTACTGGCGAGATCTCTACACGCTGCGAGGTCGTGGTGCAGCGGTGAACTCGATGATCTAGGACGATCATGATCTCTGTATGCACGAGCAGCACGGACACGCAACTCGCGGCACTGGGCGACCTGATGACCATGCTGGGCGCAACCGCGTCGTCGTCAGGGATGGATCTCGCTCTGACGCAAGCATCGGACTGGGCGACACGGTACGTGGGCTACGAACTGCGTCGACAGGTCTACGAGGAGACGGTGGCGAGTTACGGGACGCAACGATTGATGGTGAGTCGCACACCGATTCTGTCGGTGCAACGATTCTTCGACAGCACCAGCACGGGAGATGCGACGGAGTTTCAGTCGAGCGAGTACAGAGTGTCGGACCCAGAGGCTGGATTTATCGAGCGCGATCAAGGCTACCGCTGGACCGCACAAGAGCGATGGAACCTTGGCAGTTACGTGATGCCGAACAGCGAACTGAAGCCGTGGCTGTTGGTGTACGAGGCCGGGTATCAGATCGGCGAAACAAGCAGCACCGATGACAAGTGGGCGACGACGACCACAGCGAACTCGTTACCGCCGACGATTGAACGTGCGGTGTTGTTGCGTGCTGGTGAGATGTATCAAGGATCGTCCGGTGTAAAGTCGATGAAGGTAGGTCCGTTGTCGGTGACGTATTCAAGCGAAGGACAAGACGCGCCAGAAGCGCTGCTGCGTCCTTTCATCAGAGTGGCTGGGTAATGTTCAACGTCAACGTCTTCGCACCGTTGATGCGGCAGAGTGTCAGCGTTGCACCGTTCCAAAGCTACGACGCCTATGGAGACGCGAGTTACGGGTCAGCGGTGGTGTATGAGGCGGCGGTCGTTGGGAAGTCTGAGAAGGTCGTCGGCGCTGACGGACAGGAAGTCGTTAGTCGCCAGACGATCTATTTGAAGTCGGACGCACCGTTGCGTCCAGAGGATCAGATTACGTTGTCGACTGGTGATGTTGGGTCGACCGAGAGTTACGCGATCAACCCGACGATCTTGTCCATCGGGCGGTTCCCGTTTGGTGGCTCGCAAGGTTGTACCGTCGTCTACTTGAAGTGAGGTGATATGGCGACTGTGATGCTACGTGTGTCGTCTACTGCAAGTCGGTCATTGCTGACGCTAGCCAAGCGCTTCGGCATGACGCGCAACGATGCGTTGTCGTGGATCTTGGTAGAGACAGCACCACCGCATGTGCCGAAGCGTGGCAACGCGACACGGTCAGAACCACTGACGCTCGATATCAGCGATCAGGCCACCGAGATTCTCGGACGTGTGGTCACGGCGAGTGAGTCCAGTTCCAGCATCGTGGTCGAAGCGTATCTCGGGCGGGAGTATCGCTGATGGCGAAGAAGACCACCATCAACACGGCGTCCAAAAAACTGCGTAAGCTCGCACGACAGTTCCCACAGTGGGCGGCACAAGCCTTAAATGAAGAAGCCAACGACACGATGGAAGCAGCCCAAACCATCACACCTGTCGGAATAAGTGGGCACCTGAAAGATTCCGGTCGCGTGCATTTAGCGACAGCGAAGGACTTGCTGGCGTTGCTGACATTCAGCACCGACTATGCGGTGTACGTGCACGAGATTCCCGCACCACCAGCGAAGTCAGAAGGTGGACGGTCGGCGAGACATGCACCGCCGACACAGTGGAAGTATCTGGAGACACCGGTGCACGAACGAGCGCCGATGTTTGCTCAACGTATAGGCGATGACATCAAACGGAAGTTAGCTGCGTCTGGAGGATCGTGACGTGTTCCTTGATGACATCTCTGACTTGCTGTCGACCGGTGGCGTGACGACGACGATCTACAAAGGGTTCATGCCAGAGAAACCGAACGATGCGTTCATTCTGACCGAGACGGCAGGACTCGGTCCGATTCACGCGATGTCGACGGGACCGGGACAGGCGAAGTTAGAAGTGGCTGGCTTGCAAGTGATTCGCCGGTCGCAGAGTTACAGCACCGCACGCAGCGGAATGCAGACGGTGATGAGTTTGTTGGATGGATTGAACGAACGCACCATCAATGCCACGCGGTATTCCTACGTATCGGCACAGCAGGTGCCGTTCTCGTTAGGCCGTGACGATTCGGAACGCACGATGCTGTCGGTGAACTTCTTGGCGTGGAAAGATCTCTCAACGGGGTGATACATGGCGACAGTGATTTATACCGATGCGAAGTTCTTCCTTGGCGGGTTCAACCTCAGTGCTGACCATAACGAGATTGGCTTGGACTATGCGTCAGAGATGTTGGACGTGACCACGATGGGCGACTCGACCAGAGTGCGTGCTGGCGGCTTGGATACGGCCACGGTCAGCGGGACTGGATTTTGGAACGGTGGTACTGGCAACGCTGATGATGCGTTGTTTGGTCTTGTCGGTGAAGACGAGAAGGTGTTGACGTTGTTTCCTGACGGCATCACTGAAGGCACCACGACGCTGAAGGGCTACGCGATGAAGTCGGTGCTGGCGAACTACAACATCGGCAACACGGTCGGCGACATGATGACTTTTGACTTGACTGCCGAGAGTGCTGGCACTGACTAGAGGAGACAAAGATGGCGATCATTCGATCAGTGCCCTTGAAGGATGCGACGTCGACCGCGATGACCTCGTGTGGTGTTGGCACCGCCTATGACGTCGGTGGCGTGTTCGCTGGCAAGAAGCTCTATGGAGGTCTGCACATCTTGTCGTCGTCGACCGGTGCGCTTATCGTGCGTATTCAGGGGTCGTCGTCAAGTGGGTTCGGTGCTGGGAAGTTCACCAGTCACATCGCCTTCACCAGTCAGACATCACTCGGTGCACAGTGGGCAACGCCACTGAGTACGTCGACTATCACATCAACGCACCGACAGTTCTGGCGAGCAGAGTGGGGCATGACGACAAGTGGAGAGAGTTACAAGTTCCTGCCGTGGATGGGCATTCAGTAGAGAGGTAAGAGACGATGGCTACATTGGTCTACACAAACGCATTCATTCAGATCAACGCGGTTGACCTGTCGTCGCACGCCGAGTCTATAGGGCTGAACTATGCCTCGGAGATGCAAGACGAGACAGCGATGGGCGACAGCACGCGAGTTCGCAAGGGTGGACTCAAAGACTGGTCCATCGACGTCAACTGGCATCAAGACTTTGCGGCGGCATCTGTCGATGCCACGTTGTTCTCGCTGGTTGGCACGACGGTGTGCGTGGAGATGCGACCGCAGAATATCTGTTCGACGGCGATCAATCCCATCTTCAGCGGCATCGGTGTCATCGAGTCGTACAACCCGATGGGTGGATCAGTCGGTGCGTTGCTTGATGCGCCCACGACCATTCAGTCAGCGGGTGATCTGTCGAGAGCAACGGCGGCGACCTAGTGCAAGCCACCGGACACACCGGTGAGCTTCGCTTCAAGTATCAGGTCGCTGCGCGTCTCGGATCGTGGACGGTGAAACCGGTGACTGGCACTGCCGGTCATCGGTTTCGTGTCTCTGCGACCGTCGTGGCATCCATTGACCCGTGGGTGTCTCGACGTCCGCTGGATTTACGCCTGACGTTCGGCACGTCTACATGGGTCTGGCACGCTGTAGACCCGCCTGATATCGGCACGCGCATCGACCTTGAATTGCCACACCCACCCACCATCATGCAAAGGAGCGACTGATGTCGAATCCGTGGTCCGTTGAGCCGGAGGAAGAGAAGGTCGAACTAGTCTGGAATGACGGTGATACAGAACGCGAGTTCTGGATCATGGTCAAGAAGCGACTCACGATTGGCGAGAGCCGTCGGATGCTGAAGTCGATCAGCAAGGTACACAGCAAGCTGAAGAGTGGAGGACGAGAGGCTGAAGCGCCAGAAGCGCAGTTCGACTGGACGGAGTACTCGTTCGCCAGAGCGATGACTTACATGATCGACTGGTCACTGGCTGACGACAAAGGCAACAAGATGCAACTGAACCGCGCCAACCTTGAGTCGTTGAACCAAGCGGTGTTCGACATCATCGATAAGGCGATTGACCAGCACGACACGAACGTGGCGGAGCGTGAATCAAAAAAAACCAACGCTGGTGGAACGACGCCCAAGCCGACATCAGCATCATGAAGCGCATGGGCTGGTCGTGGCCGGAATACTGTGCGCTGCCGGTCACGTACCTGCCACCGTTGATCGATTACATCAAGCGGTGTGACAACGAACAACGACGAGCGAATAAAGCGAGACGACGGTAACTGATCATGGCTGTGAACGCAGGACGTATCGAAGCGATTCTTGATCTGAAGAATCGCATGTCCGCCAAGCTGCGAGCGGTGATGAAGGATACCGACACGTTTCAGAAGAAGATGGACGAGATGGGTCAGAAGGCGACCCGTCTCGGCGGTGCGATGACGGCTGGCATCACCGTGCCACTGGGAATCATCGCCGCTCAGTCAGTCAAAACCTTTGCCTCGTTTGAGAAGGAAATGTCCGGTGTCGCCGCTGTGACCGGTGCGACTGGTGAGGACTTCGGCAAATTAGAAGGACTCGCTAAGAAGATGGGTGAAACCACTATATTTACAGCATCGCAGTCGGCCGAGGCAATGCGGGCCTTTGGGCTTGCTGGTTTCGAGACAGACGAGATCATGTCGGCACTGGGTCCAACGCTTGACCTTGCCGCCGCAGGGTCAATGTCGATGGGTGAGGCCGCCGATGTCGCGGCGAAGGTGACGAAAGGCTACGGCATCGAAGCGGAAGGCACCGCACACGCGATGGACGTCTTGACCAAAGCGTTCACAACATCGAACACCAACCTCTCCGAACTTGCTGGTGCATTCAAGATGGTCGGTCCTGTCGCCAAGACGGCTGGCGTTTCCTTTGAGATGACGACGGCTGCGCTTCAAACGATGGCCGAC